TTAGAAGATTTAATAGTTCCTAGATTTTGCTGATTTGATTTACGATTACAAGCATCCTTATACAACAGATAAGGAGTTCCTACTTCAATTTGTGAAGTTAAAATTGCTGACCATAGTTCTCTTGCTTTAATAGTTTTCCTGCTTCTTCCTTCTCTAACATATTTATTATATAATTGGTTGAATTCGTTTCCCCAAGAGTCACTTAAACCAGGGCATTCGTGAGGACAGAATAATGACCATTCTCCATCTGATAATACTCTTTCCATAAATAAATCCGGAATCCAAAGAGCATAAAATAAGTCTCTTGCTCTTTCTAATTCATTACCATGATTCTTTTTAAGTTCGATAAATTCAAATACATCTGCGTGCCAAGGTTCTAAATACATCGCAAAAGAACCATTTCTCTTTCCTCCGCCATTATGAACAATACCATTATGAATCATATAATTATGTGTTTTCTTCATTTGTAAATCATATAAGACACCTTCATAATGATTAATACGAATATCTTTAATTCTTGTAGCAATATAATCATCAAAAGTGAAATATTTATTAAATTTACCCTTTTCAATATCTAATAATTCACAAATACTATCTGTTTTGGGAATTCTTAATGTATATGAAATTTTCTTATTTTCTATTCTATCACCATACATAGAAATATGATTTTCACCGCGTCTATCTCTAATGTATCCACTTGTAGGAATACCCATCCTTAATAAGAGATATCTTAATGATTCTAATAAATTATGAGAAGTAGTATCAAATAATAATTCATTACCCTTACATCCATCTGTATCAATTAATCCTTTAACGATATATTTAATCTTTTCTAATGGTAAATTTAACCATTTAGATGTAATATGTTTTTCTTTATTTTTATCATAAATATCACAATGTCTAAAGACTAATTGATTATTTCTCTTCCAATAAAGTCTTGTAGTATTTTCTTCATCTACGCATCGATTCTCAATACATTTATCATCTAGATATTTTTTCACGAAATCAATAATATTTTTCTTATTTTCCTTATGTAAACTTAAATAACAATTTGTTGATGAAGGCATCATGCATCCATCACCTAAAATTAAACCATATATATAACAATCATCATTTGAGATATTACTATCATCAACTTCATAATCTGGAATTTTAAATAAACATAAATCATCTTTTGTTAAATCTTTTACTGAACACCATTCGGGTGCAATTAATCCCTTCTCTAATCGGTTTCTAATAATATCATAATTTAATCCCCGCTTTTGACCTTTTAATACATAAACAGGATGTTCATCTGTAATACGCAATGGTTCTAAAGAATGCATTGTTTCTATTTCATAAATTTCACCTTCATACGAATGTTCTATTACATTTTCTATGATTTCTTTTCCATTTGTAGTGAATACTTCTGTAGAACCATATTCACATTCTTGAATTTGTTTAGGACCTTCTGTTGTATAAATAATTGTTTCAGGTGTTACACACTGATCAACATACCGAGCTGTATCATTAAATACTCTTAACATAGGAACTAAACCATTTGATACACCATTTGTTCCAGCGATATGAGAATCTTTTGCCCTAATATCATGAATACTTAATCCAATACCACCAGCGTGTTTTGAGATGAGAGCACAATCTTTAAGAGTATCATAAATACCTGATATTGAATCCTCTTTCATTGTTAAGAGGAAACAACTAGCGAATTGTTCTCTATTTGAACCGGCATTATAAAGAGTCGGTGTAGCATGAGTAAAATAATGTTCACTCATTAATTTGTAATTTTCTAATGCTTCATCTAAATTATTTCTATGAATCGCTAGAGAAACTCTCATTAGCATATCTTGTGGTCTTTCTACTATTATACCATCTGTTTTATATAAATAACTCTTTTCTAATGTCTTAAAACCAAAGAAATCAAAATCATAATCTTTCATATAATCAATAGATTTATTTATCTTCTCCTTATTTTGTTGTACTAAATCATATAAATATTTCGCGACTAATGGTTTATGAATACCATCCTTCTGATAATTATAAAGTAATTCTATCTTTTCTGAAAAAGTATTCTTAGTATTTTTATGATGATTTGAAATTACAATCCTACCAGCAAGAGTTTTAAATTCGGGATTTTTACTATACATCGCAATAGCTATTTGACTAGATAATTCATCTAATTCACTTGTTTTAACTCCATCATGAATTTCTTGAATAACTTTTTGAGCTATAATTGTTTCATCGATATTTAATGATTTCTCAAATTCAGAACCTTGTGATAATGACTTAATACGAGTAAGAATTTTATCAAAGGATACTTCTTCATAGGAACCATTTCTTTTTTGTACACGCATTTTGTTTGTCTCTACTTGATACATTTAATATGATATCAAATTTTTAAATAGAGTAGTATTTAAAAATTGAGAAAAATAAAATAAATTCGAAATACTTAAAATAATAATTCTTAATAAAATATAAATATGCGTATCGCTGTCACAGGTAAAATGTGTTCGGGGAAAACTACTCTTTGCAATTATTTATGTGAAATTGAACCTAGATTTCAAATATTTTCATTTGGTAAAAAAGTAAAAGATGTAGCTTCAGATCTTTTTAATATGGATCCTCAAATAAAAGATAGAACACTTTTAACGAGTATCGGTCAAAAAATGAGAGAAATAAACAAAGATGTATGGGTAAATTATGTAATTAATCAGTGTAAAGATGTAGAATATTGTTTAGTTGATGATTTAAGATATCAAAATGAATATGAAGCACTCGTTAAAAATGGTTTTAAAATTATTCAATTAAATATTTCCGATGAATTACAAGAATATAGAATTCGAAATATTTATCCAAATAATTACTTAAACCATCTTAATAATAGAAATCATCCTTCAGAATTAAACACGTTTCAATGGTTAAATGATAGTGATGGTAATCATCCTCATTTAAGTATAGATTCATCTGAAGATAGAGAAATTATAAAGAAAATAGTTAGAGAATTCATTGACGTTTAGATCTTCTTCTAGATTTAAGCTTTTTAGATTTACGCTTATGAGATTTCTTTTTAGATTTACGCTTTTTAGATTTAATACGACTACCCCTAACCTTTCTCCCGACTCCGCTATATCCCCCCCCCATAGCCCCACCACCTCCTTCCTCTTCCTCCCCAATATTCTCCAAAATTGGAGGTAATATTTTATCCAAAATTGGAGGTAATATTTCCTCCAAAATTGGAGGTAATATTTCATCAGTCGTTATAAGTTTTTTATTAGCCTCTGTAACCCTATCATATGCCAATTTAACCTCACTATCCACCTCCACCTTTTCCTGATCCACCTTCACCTTTTCCTTCTTCACCGCATTTAAATTAGTAATCGCATCTTCAAGATTCTTCCGCAGCGTAGTAATAAGCCCCCCCCCTTTCAAAATATCGCTCGCCGTGAGATTCAATACAGACAACGCATCTTTATTCGCCTTTTTTAAATATTTATAAATTATCTCTTCTATTTGATACCTTTTTTTTAATTTAATGTATTCATCCTCTCCAAATATGCCCTTGAAAACCTCTTTCGCATAAGTGAAATTCGCCGAATTTTTCCTCATCCATGCTCTGTTCACTCGAATTTTTTGAAGTTCCTCAAATGGATTCATTTATATTATTCGTTTATAAAATAATTTTATTTAATCATAAATTTATTATGAATCCATCGCATCTCGTGCCTATTACAAAAACAAAGATACCCATAGATAAATGGTTATCTACTAAAGTTAAATATGAAGAAAATCTAACAGTTAAAGATATACTAGAAGATATGAATACTAAAACATATGAATGGATAGTCAATAAAGACGATTTATCATTAGTTACAGATTATGATTCATTTAAAAATGATTTTATATCTTTAATGTATGATTATAAAAATAAACGCAATTATGATAACTATCATATGAGTGAAATAGAAGAAGATTTATATGATTTAAAATATTTAGAAGATATTAATAGTTTATTTTTATCATTAAAAAAATTAGATGATTATTACAATACAAATATTATTCAGGGAGATTTTAATGAACTCTTTGAATACATAAAAATGAATACAACTATTCAAGAATTTAGTGATTCATCTGATGAAGAAAATGATGATTTATTAGAAATATAAATCTATATTATAGTATTAATATGATTAAACTAAGTGATTTTACAGATGGTATTCCCTTTTCTTTTATGAGAAAACAAAAAAACAAAAAGGCTAAAAAGACAAAGAAAAGAAGTCGGTCACCAAGTAGAAAAAGAAAAAATACACGTAGAACAAAGCGTAAACCTATTAAAGTTCCACCAAGAGGAGTTATTATTAGGAAAAAAGGTAAACTTTATAAGAGCGATGGAAAAAGATTAACTTTAATTGAATAGTTAAATCCTACGGTAAGTTTAAATCCTTCTATAAACTAATAAATAAGGTGAATATTTCATTAATTTATCATTGGTCACTCTTGATACATGACTATCATTATATTCATACCAGTGATCATCTAAATAGTTTCTACAAACAGCATAATAATGACCACCACCTAAACCGCCACTATGAATCGCCATACCGTTCAGTGAATATTTATTACTTTTATTTTTACTGTAATTTATATTATAATCTTTTAAATCCAGTGTTAAAGGATATTCTAAATATTTATCAATTTTTTGGTTCCTATTGTATCTTTTTAATAATATAAAGATAATATCTGAAGTTTTCCATAATCGCGTTTGTTTAAAGGGTCTTACATGATTCTTACAAGCATCGCATTGCCAAGTATTTTCACTATCTAATCTATATTTTTTCATATATTGTCTTAAACAACAATTTAATGAATGACTATCTTCGGGTATTTCTAATGATAATACTTGTATAGGATCATGATTTGTTGTATAATATTCACAATCGGTACAACTAGTAATTCCTAAAAGCTGTGAATAAAAATTTTCAACGATATATGAATAATCCTTTTCATAAAATCTTTGCCAAGTTTGATTACTCTTAAGATTTATTTTATCTGCTTCGTCTATAACTTTCGTATTAAAACTCATTTCAACCTTTCTACCGACCCCTTGATGTAATAAATCAAGAAACAATGTTAAAAACTCATCGATATCATTTTGATTGAAATTACTGAAATATAAATCTTTTTCTAAACATATTTTCTGAAAACGTCTTAAAAGATTAATGGGATTTATCATATTTTCATCATCATTTGACCACATACTTCTTTGGAATTGAAACCATTCATAAAGTAATGAATCTTTATTTGCTCTTTTACATTCATTAAAAAATTTTTCATTATTTGGATGAAATACTATCAGATGACTTAAACATTGTAATGCCGAATTCATATAACATGTATTTCCTAAATTAGCTAAACCTTTATTTCCAGCATAAATAGGTTTTTTATGATCGGACATAACTTTACTTTAAATATCTATGATTTTTTTAAATAAATAAATATACTTAAAATTATTTTATTTAAATCATTATAAAATGAGTGATACGGTTGATAACGTTTTGAATACTGTTGAAGAATCTGAACCGGCTGAAGATGTTGTTGTAAGCGAATCAACCTCTTTGGTTAATGAGGAAGAGACTTCAGTTGAGGAAGAAGCACCTGTCGCGAGTGAAACCGAAGAAGCGCCTGTTGCGAGTGAGGTAGAAGAAGCACCTGTTGCGAGTGAAACCGAAGAAACGCCTGTTGCGAGTGAAACGGAAGAAGCACCTGTTGCGAGTGAGGTAGAAGAAGCGCCTGTTGCGAGTGAGGTAGAAGAAGCGCCTGTTGCGAGTGAAACGGAAGAAGCGTCAGTTGAACCTGAAGTGGTACCAATTGAACAAGTCGTTTCAGATATCCGTGATATTTTATCGGAAGGACATGATGTTGTAGAAGATAATACATTTACAATTTCTAGTGTAGAAATAGCAGATATTATTAATGATCAAAACAAAAGTATTTACATTTTAGAATGTAATATTAATTATTATATAGAATGGATTAATGAAGAAATAGGTGTAGATGTATTTATAAATCGTCTAAATAATCTTAGTATAACTAATAATTCAACCAGTGAAAAAAATTTATCTAATATTAAATTTTTAGTAGATAAATTAATTAAAAATATAATTAAATTAGAGTGTATAAAAGATAATACAAAATGTAAAAATTTATATAATATTTTATTATCATATAATTCTATCGAAAGATTTGATATTAATGATATACATAATATTAATGATTGTTTAAAGAAAATTATATACTATTCACTTATACATTATTCATGGAAATTAAATAAAAAGGATAAATATAAGTATGTCAATATGATAAATTTTTAAATTATTTATTTTATAATTAATTTTATAATTTATTTTTTACAATTAGTTTAATTAGAATAAGCTAAGCCACCCATACCAGACATGATACGGAGGACGTTATAGTTGACAGCGTAAATATGTATATTAGTAGATTCTTCTGCCCCACCTGGTGTAGTATCAGATGATTCATTGCTTGTTGTTATAGCAGTTGTAACCTTCAGTTCTGCATTATCTATCCTTGAGAAATTACAAGTTCCAGAGGGTTGGTGCTCTTCTGGTTTTAGAGCAAATGAATATACTCCAATGCTGTCTTTTGATAATACGCCACCATACCCTGTATGATGTTGCCATATCTGTGTGCGCGTAAAATATCTAAAGTCTCTTTCTTTAAAACGATCATGTCCATTTAAATTTAATTGAAATTTTCCTGCTGTCATATCCATACCAGCAGCTAAGGTAGATGCATCTCCTTCAACGGTGTCAGCTAAAGTAGTTTCGTGTGTAGTAGTACTTAATTGCCAAACTAATTCTTTTACAGGGTGATTGAAATTTAATGATAAATTTTTTGTGTTATCCGTGGCTGTAATATAACTTTCATTTTGGTATTGTAGTTGTTCAATGAGATATTCGTGTGAAACTTGAGCAAATCTTCTTCTTTCATCCGTGTCTAAATATATATAATCCACCCATAAATCAAATGTGGGTTCTAAACCAGCGACGTCAGCCCCTGCCCCTACATCTCTAATTACAGATGCCTGGGTTTCAAAAGTCATCTTAATTTTGACTTCGTGGTATTGAAGAGCGATTAATGGGAGAGCAAGACCGGGATTGCGACAAAACCAAAATTGAAGTGGGATAAACATTGTCAAACCAGATGTAGCCATATCAATTCCATCCGCGCCAAAACCAGTACCAGTCATCTTTTGAAATAGTGTACTACCTGCTTTTTGACCTGGTAAATCATCAACACCACCTGAGCCGGTATCATGCTTTACTGCTGCACCAGTGGGGTTAAATTCGGTTAAATCAGACCATATTTGCATCCATCTTCCATAGTGTTTATCAATCTTTTGACCTCCAATTTCTAATTCAACATCTTTAATAATCGCATGTCCGTAATTATTACAAAAGTCTGTATCAGTGCCCGTATCAGTAGAAGTAATGCTGTGTTCCAAATACATTCTATGAACTAAATCACCATTCCTTGAAATAGTTGCCGAAACATTATTACCGAAACCAGTACTACCATTGAAGGTCTGCTTAATAGATTCCATAGAGAAGTTGGTGTGTCGTCTGTAGACAACCTTAAAGAAAGTAATCTGAGGGTTACCCGTGAGATAGATATCTTGAGCACCATAAGCTACAAGTTGCATTAATCCGCCTCCCATATTATTTTTATACCTTAATATAGAAAAAAATTTTAGATTAAATAAACTAATTAATTTATTTAATAAAAAAAAGAATAAAGTTTATAATTTATCTTAAAATGAGATAATAATTTTTAGAAATTTATTAAAGTTTAAAGGACTTTATATTAATTATTTAGTTACTGTAAGCCTAAGAACTTTAGTTCGAGTAGGCAAGACCACCCATACCAGACATGATACGGAGGACATTGTAGTTGACGGCATATACTACAAGAGATGTTGACCCCCCATCTTCTATTAATTGTGCATTATCAATCCTTGAGAAATTACAGGTTCCAGATGGTTGGTGTTCTTCTGGTTTAAGAGCAAATGAATAAACACCTATGGAATCAGATACTGTAGTACCACCATACCCTGTATGGTGTTGCCATATCTGAGTTCTTGTAAAATATCTGTAATCACGTTTAGCAAAACGGTCATGACCATTAAGTTTCAGGTAAAAATCATTTGTTCCAATAGCAACTGGCGTAGAAGCACCAGTTGCAACAACCGGCGTTCCGGTCCAGATTAATTCTTTAACGGGGTGGTTAAAATTAATGTCCATATTTCCACCACTCGCTTTGGATTCTTCTTGAACTTGCTCAATGAGATATTCATGCGAAACTTGAGCAAATCGTCTGCGTTCATCAGTATCGAGGTATATATAATCGCAGAATAAATCTACCTTAGTTGGTGCTGTATGAGTCGAAGCTGAGAATGTATTATATGTCAATATAACTTTAACTTCGTGGTATTGAAGGGCAATTAAGGGTAAAGCGAGACCGGGATTACGACAGAACCAAAACTGTAATGGGACCCAGATAAGTTGCCCTCCACCTCCACCGATGTCGGCACCTCCCCCCAAAGCCATCCGCTGAAATCTAGTTCCATCTGTTGCTCCCGACACGGTCTTGGCACCTGTTGGGTTGGGTTCCGTTAATTCTGACCATGTTTCCATCCATGCTCCGGTGTGTTTATCAATCTTCTGACCACCAATTTCAAGTTCAACATTATCGATTATCCCGTGACCATAGTTGTCATCTGTACCATCCGTCTGTAAACTTGGTGTAGTAACTTCTAAATACATTCTGTGAACTAAATCACCATTGCGTGAAACGGTGCAAGTCTGGCGAGAGGCTGAACCTAATGTCCCGTTCCACGTCTGCTCAATAGCTTCCATCGAGAAGTTAGTGTGTCTGCGGTAGACAACCTTGAAAAAGGTAATCTGCGGGTTACCCGTAAGGTAAATATCCTGAGCGCCATAAGCAACAAGCTGCATTAATCCACCTCCCATATTATTTTATACCTTACTATAGAAAAAAATTTTGGGGAAATTAAACTAATTAATTTTTCCGCTAAATTTAATTTTTAATGAATCTTAAATAATATTGATTTTTTATATTATTTTAAAAAAAGTTATCTTAGAAAATAGAGATAAAATATATTTATTTAGTATGAATACTTTAGTTAGAAATTTAATTTATACTTTAGTTAGAATACTTAGTTTATACTTTAGTTACTGTAAGCAAGACCACCCATACCAGACATGATACGGAGGACATTGTAGTTGACAGCATAGATGTTTTCATTATCGGTCGGAGCAGTGCCCCCTCCCGAGAAATTTAACTGGGCGTTGTCAATGCGAGAGAAGTTACAGGTTCCCGATGGCTGGTGCTCTTCGGGTTTGAGACCAAAGGAGTAGACATTGATCTTCTTGGTCAACTGCGATGTGCGTGCCTGAGCAGAATTGCCGTTGGTTACTGCAAAAACTCTTATTACGCCATCCACGTCAGCCGTAGCGCCTAAAACCAATGGGGACTCATCAGCAGTGGTAGGAGAAGTTATAGGAATTGTTGCTACATTTGCAGCGACAGTTGGTGTTGCCGTTACTGTTGCAAAAAATGTTAACCCAGCGGTAAAATTTGTAGTGCTGCTGCTAGCTGTTGTGGCAACTATTGCAAGTTGGTCACCCGCAACAACTGCTGTTGCTCCATCCCCTCTTGTTACAGGGCCTGTCAAAGATGCAATTTCCAATATTAAATTTGAACCGGTGAAATCAAAGTTGGTAGCAGAGGTGGCGTCGCCCGTTGCTACCTCTGTAAAGGCAGCGCTTAGTGAGTCGACATCCGAAGCTTCGCCTATTGTTTCAAATTGTGTCTGTCTATCTAAAGTAGTGAGTTGAGCAGAAGTGGGTAAATTCTGCTTAGGGACAG